CATTTATTTGTTCATTATATGGAAAGGGATTATCAGATGTTGCATCGGGACTATAAGATGGTAAAGAATTTGATGCAACATATGCATAATCATCCCCAAAATAAACATTCTGAACATCAGAAGTTACTTTATCATTACCAAATTCTATAGGAGTAGAAGAACTATTTGCTGTTTTTAAACTTCTTCTCAAAGAAACATTATCATTTTCAGTAATATCATATGTGTATTCATTTAAATCAATTCCTTTTTGCCCATTCTCCAATTTTTTACTAACATATGGATACCCTTCACCAGTAGAAGGATATACTACTTTTCTACTAGTATTATCAATAACTTCTACTCTATCTCCATATTTCAAATTTGATCTGTCTATTGGACTCATCAAATTGGCAGATACTGTTTCCCCTGGTAAATATTCAAGTTTAGTTGATGAACTGGTGTTATAAATCCAAGAGTTTGCAAATATTTCTTTATAATTTTTATTATTATTTTCAATCTTATCTCCTATATTTTTTACACCTATAATATCACCCTCATTTATCGATAATGTAGTATCTTGCTTAAATTCGGATAATACTCCAGTAAATCTCAATCTTACTTCTTTGTTAATATCACCATCCTCATAACCATAATAGTATTCATCACTTCTGATATCATCCATTGTTTCAATATTAGAAGTAATAGAAGTTACTCCCAAGAATTGATTTAATGTTTTATTTGTATAATTTATTTTATTATCACCAGATATTAAAACTCCTGAAGTACTAAATCCAATTGTGGAATCTACAGTAATAATAGAAGAATCAATAGATACATCTCCAATTACCTTTGTATTTGGAATAATATCAAATGAATTTGAAATCTCATTAGATCCACTATTATCAATGAATAATCCAAATTTATAATAAGTTCCTACACCAATCCTAGTAAATGGTTCAACTTCTGATACAGAAACATTAATATCAGTGTTTAAATTGCTTTTAAATACAGATTCTCCTTTTAATTTTAAAGGATTACCACTAATTACTTCTGCTATTGCAATTCTTCTCTTAACATACCTTGCAGTAGAAGGCTTAATTAAGTTATCTTCTAAATTTAAAATATTAGGAGTTTCATTATAAAGAACATTAAATAATATTCTAAATGATTCATTTGTTCCTTTAGTTTGGTAAAGAGATCTTGCTTCTCTTATAAAGTTACCAGCATCAACTTCAGGATCAAAACTAGTATTTTCTAATCCAGGAGTAAAAGTTTTCTTTGTTTTTTTATAAAATTCCTTAAGAAATAAAGAACTCAGATTTTGAATATTCGCATCTTTCTCATGTTCTGCAGCATTAGAAGTAGAAAATATAAGATCTTCTTCATTTAAATCTTGATGATAACTAGTAATACCACTAAAACCACGTTCACATCCAGTAAATGTTGTGGATGTTTTATCTGTATATGTAATAATCTCATTATCAATTTTTAATAAACCGTAAGTATTTGGGAACCCCTTTGTATTAGATACGTTTATTGTTGTTGATGTGCTATCAATCTTTTCCGATAATGTCGTAGAATCTACTACAACATCAGGAGTCAAGTTATCAAGTCTCAAATATTGATCTAAATTATCCGCAAGATCAATAGGACCACCTTGGTATTCCTGTGAAATATAATATTGTTTAAGAAAATCAGACGTAAGAGGACTCTCATCCAAAATATAATTCGGAAGTTGATTCGATATAATATCTTGAATCTTTACTCTACTTTCAAATCCTGTTTGTATCATACTACTCTCTTGTTATTTTCCCGTTAGAATAACTTGATGTATAGAAATCTTTGGTGAATTTAACCCCAGAAATTTCATCTCCAGATGCAATAACATCTCTTACCATATTTATTGCACTTTCAGATATACTAAATGAGATGTACAAATCCTTCAATCCTACAACATCATTAGATTCTGGAAATGCCTGTATCTCAATAATACTATCTGCTTTAGTTGTAGATAATATCTTAACTGTTGATAGGATAACTTCACCCTTAATGTAATCAACTGTACCAGCATCACCAACAATAACCCTTGTTTCTGTATCACTTATTGGCTTTACAATTGCTATTGCTCCAGTTTTACGATCTGCTTTAGGTACATCTGTCAAATATACTGTAGAAGTTTCTCCTGGAATCTTAAATCCAGTGGATTTAATATTAAATCCTCTTGAATCTACATGGAATTGGTTACCAAAGCATAGTTCATATTGTGCAAATTCGTTTATATATGCCTTTAAATCCCTTCTAACCCTTACTTTAGTAATGTTTGATGTTATTGCTTGGTCAGTGTCATCAATCGTTTGTAGAACCTTACTATACTTAAATCTACCACCAAATTTATTTAAGTTAATCGACTTGGAATATTGGGTTAATGTATCCACTATATTTGCTTTTAACGTATTTGGTTCCGATATAAAAGCATCATTGTAATAAACACTTGAATCAATTTCAACATATAATATTTTTAAGTCTATAATAGACTGATTAATTCCAGATACAGAGTACTGTTTTAACTTTGATAGTATATTTGACTTAGAAAAATCAGACACATAACTACCATTTGTTGGTTTAATGCTTATTTTAACTGTTCCAAACTCTGGTGGATCCAATTCTTCACCACCAATTACAGAAACTGACTCCGTATTTGGGTATATTTTCTTAATAATTGCCTCATAATCCCTTGCAGTTACAGCACGATTCTGTGAAGAGTATATTAATGGTGAATAATACCTAATTGAATCGATATTTTCAATATTTGACCCATTTTGGGAGTTTATTTTCTTAGTTAAACTAACTTTTGTTAAAGTTTGAGATACATCATTCTGATTATTAACTATTCCTGCGTATGTAAATGCTTGTGCACCATTACCTTCCGATCCATCAGTGGTCATATAATGAATTGTGATGTATTTTCCATCAGATCCAACATAATCTCCTAGTTTTTTACCAAAAATACCATCACCAAACCTAATTTCATACTTTTCATCTTGTATTTCACGTACAAAAAATATTCTTGAGTTTGAATCAATGTTAATAATGTTATCTACTGCCGTATATTCCATACCAAGTTCGGCAAGATCATCACTAATGTACACTCTAATCTTCGATGTATCGATATTTGGGTTATCTAAAATGAATCTTTGGTCTAATGATCCATTATATTCAAACTTTTTCTTTAAAAATGTCCCTTGATAGACATTTAACCCCTCAAATTTAGCAACACTACCAGATATTTGAGTAGTAACTTTATCTACTATTGAAAATAGGTATGATGAATCTGATACATTACCTGTACAAATTAATCCTGGTTGTAAAGTGAGTGAAGATACCGAATCAGTGTCTGTATCAGGTATTGTTAACTCCAAATCTATCTGTGCTACCGCAGCAGTCCTAGAACGGGGTGTGTACCCAATGTTGCTAGAAAGAGACACAACGTTCTCTCTAACCGTTGCAGAGTCCAAAAACGACTCATTGACGATCAAATTAGAGTTAAATGCAGTGATATAGGTATTATATGCAAGTGTATCAATTAAAACAGAGAAATTAGACCCTTCAAAGTCAAAATCAGTGAAGTTTGAATTTGATCTAAGATAATCCTTAATGGATGTTTTTATCTGATCGTAATCTAAGTTTGAAAATTTGGTAAGAGCCATTTTATTATCTTGTTGCTTCTAATATGAATGAATATTCCTGTGTAGGAAATTCTTGACCAATAATATCAAATATAATTGTACATTCGAATGAATTATCATCAGGTAGTGGATTTACTCCCACATCTACATTATTCACTCTTGGTTCGAAATTAGCAATACATGTTTTAATTTGATCCTGTATAATAGATGCAGTACCAAAATCAACAAAGTCAAATAAACTTTTATATACATCAGACCCAAAATCAGAATCAAAAAACTTCTCAGTAGGAATTGTTTCCACAATATTCCTTACCGATCTACGAATCGCACTCTCATTTTTTAATATGGGAAGATCTTTTGTCACTGGATGTGGTTTAAAAGACAAACTAATGTCTTTAAACGATCTTGATATCCTTGTAATGGCCATATACAAAGTTTTTATTTATTTATATCTTTATTCCAAAACTATATTATACATCAACTAGCATCACTAATAGCAAGAATTGCTGCTTTGAATGCTTCAAAGTCACCAGATGCATTTAAAGCATCCTTTAACTTAGAAAGTGGGATAAGATAACTTGGTGATTGAGCAGATCCACCTGAGTTATGTTGTGCTACTTTAAGGAAATCTCCTTGGAAGTACATTGTATTATCAGATAAGAATAGATGTCTTACCTTATACTCTGCATTACCTATATCATAAGCAGCATTAGCATATGGAATGATGTGACCACCACTAGTGATCTTCCAACGATCAGTACCTTCTGTTTCAAATTTAATTATACCATTATTACCTGTATCAATAGTTTCAACAGAAGTATTACCTTCTTCTATTTTATCTAAAGTAGTAGAACCTCCACCTCCGATTCCTACACCACCTGGGGTGCTTCCATCAGAAATTCTAAGAGTGGTGGTTGTTGGATCGTAGAATAAATCACCTTCATTTCCTATAAAGGTAGTTGCGTTTTGTCCTCCCAATTTTTCTGGAAAGGGTCTATAGACAGAAGACATGGTAATAGTTTTTTATCTATTTATATTGGTTGTCAATAAAAAAGACCCCATATAAAATGGAGTCCTTTCTTTACCTTCCTTGTCCTCTATATCTTTTGCGAGCCGAGTTACGGGACGTTGCCGAGTATTTCGAGTGTTTGCCCATTCCTTGTCGAGACTTCTTCGGTGTTGCCTCAATCGTATCAGCACCTGATAGTCCTGTCTTTGCTTTTGCCATTAATCCTCCATGTTAATAATAGTTTTCAATTCTTCCTTAGTAGGATGCCCAGTTTGATAAAATTCAATTGCATAATCCTGCATACGTTCGAAGTATTCCCCTTCAGTAAGATTGGAGAATACTTCTTCACCATTTCGAAGTATACTATATGACTCTCGTTTTTTCATGCCCTACTCTTACACGAGGATCGCACCATATTTCAAATCCTGCTTCCTTAGCATCGAGACAGAAAGAAACGTCCTCTCCACACATGTCCTGAACTTCTCCACTTTCGAATACCTGCATCTTAGGTGCAAACCATGGATAAGGCATTCCATCGTGCTCGAATACTCCGTGCTTAATCAATAACCATCCGAAACCTGTATAGTCTACTGTGAATGGTTGCTTTCTCTTGGACATACTTTCGATAGTTTCGTGATTCATCACTCCACCATTGCTACGAAAATCATCCTCTTCTAACCAATGTGCTACAGAAGTAGTCTTACCATCTTCGGTACAATACCAACCTCCTGCAAGATCCTTATCCATAAGAACTAATTGCCAGAACTTCTCAGAATTAAAAACAATGTCCGAGTCAATCCATAGTTGCCAATCATACTTTAACTTTCCGTCCCATGGAATTTGATTCGGTCCTCTGAGAACATTCGCACCAAGACACTTACATCTTGCAAAGTTCACCATGGAACTATAATCTTGTGAAATTTGTATACTTGCACCACTCTGCACAAGATCAAAACAAAGCTGAACGAAAGATTTTAAAAATGCATATGATACTCCTCTACCAGGTAGGCAGAATACTATAGATTTTCCTTTCACCATTTCCTTTGCTTTTTCAAAGTCCCATTCAGGGGCTTTTTTAGCAACAGGTGCGTTTGCCTTTACTGTAAATCCTTTTGCCATAATCTGTTGTAATTACATATCAATTATACTAGATTATATAGTAATTGTCAATATGAAGATTCTTCGTATACCTTAGTCGGGTTTTCCGTAATCTTTGAGTATGTTATGTCTTCCTTGAAATAAGATTTATATATCCTTCCCCATATTATATTGAATTCTTCTTCGTTTAAATCCTTAAATATACATTCATCCTTTAAGTAGATATGAAATGTTGAATCACTCATCTGCCTCTGTAAGAAAGATTTCTTTATTATCTATATTCCACTTTAATGTAAGTTCTTCGTACCATCCATATTCATTAATTATCTCTTCTGGTATCGTTATGTGATATCTATCAGTTACTGGATCAATCTCTATGGTGCTAAAAATATCATCGAAATTTTTTTTCATACCCGAAAAACCTTGTGGTCGTTTTTATATAGCAAAAAAAATTTCTATATTCCTTATATCGAAAGGTCGATCTGGGTCGTTTATAGCTTAGGGGATCCATTGAAAATATAAACAACCCCCCACAAATACGGGGGACTGCTGTATTAACGAACGAATGAGATTACATCACGAATGTTGTAACTCTGCTTTGCAATCAATTGTTCTCAACAACTCAATGCATTTTACTGCTTTATTATGAGAACTTAAGGACATTAATCTGTAACGTTGATTGTTAGGGAAGCAGTAACGAATTGTTGTCATTTAGTGGGTGAAGAGTTGTTGTTAGTTTTGAGATAGAATTCGGAGAGATAGTAATCACAAGTGACTTCTAATTCACTGGCATACTTCTCAATTTCCTCATAAAATCCGTCTGGATAACTTATCATTTTATCACGCATAATCTGTGTCCCCTTTGATATAACTTTCGACATCAAATTTGTCGTCAGTTTGTAACTCTGGGATGTCAAAGATTCCACCTGGTTGGTTGATAAGATCTTCGAGTAATTTGTCTTCCATTGGTTGTCATTTAACGACTCAACATATTAATAATACAATGATATCGAACACATTGCAATACGTCTTGTGCCAGTTTATAAACCCACACAGATTCGCTTGTAGTTCTTTCTACTTTGTGATATAATCGTCCCGACGTTCTTATAATTCTACGCACTAAAATCTAACACGCAATTGTTAATACTTAGCGTGCTCTATTCATGCTTCTATTGTTATTAATCTATCAGACCCAATTTACCCGACCTCACGCATAATGACGATATGCAAGTTCTTGATAGTTGTTATCATCGAACCTTGCGTAATCTTCATCATACTGTGAATCTTCTTCTAGGAAATCGTGGCATGAGTTATCATAATCCCATACGAATTCTGCGTCGTAATCGTTCATAATTCTCCTGTGATTATAGAGTTATTATAACATAAACCTCAGAATATTGCAACCCCCGTGAGTGTTACATAGTGTTCTTATTTACTCATAATAGTATATATGTTCTTTCGTTACTAAATGTTAAGAATTGCTCAAAAATCGATCCTGATACTTGACAACTTGCCTTCTCCATATTATGCTCGCAAAGGTCACATCAACTCAGAGGATTACAAGACCTTTGTATCACTAATTAAATCATATTACATCACTATATAATACTTTTCCACAACACTTTTCCACAGGAGTTATTAACACTTATTCCACAGATTACACCCCCTTTTTACACAACTATGTGGAAAACTACAATAAACAGATACATATTTATAAAGGTATTTAAAACCTTATTTTTAACATTTTGTGTATCAGATTATACCATTTCAATGATATTTAACGAATAAATCTTCAAATCCATTGTTATCACATATCTCTGTATCTGTGCTCTTGTGACTTATACATATCCACACTATTACCATCTAATTGTTTATAGTTTTCCACAGGTAATTCTTCTGCTGTTAATATAATAGTTTGATCTAATTGACTCTTCCTTCTTTTAACAAATGTCAACTGAT